CTTAAATACTCGTGACGTTACTGTTCAAATTGCTGAAAAAGCAGGCAGTTACAATGTTGTTATTGCTGACGTAGCATTAACAACTGCCGATACAGTAACCGTTACTTTTGCAGCAGCGCCTACAAACAATCAATATCGTGCAGTAATCATTGGATAATAAATGCCAAAAATAGTTGGTACACTGTTTATTCAAAATGATGAAATAACAACATTAAGTTTAAAAACATCTATTGACGGTGGTTCTGAAGATACTAGAATAATTAACGCTGAAATTAATACTAACGATATAACTTCAACAATTGACGGTGGTTCTGTTTAATGGCCTCAACAATTCAATTACGACGAGGCACTGCCTCTCAATGGACCTCTACTAACCCAACTCTTAGTGTTGGGGAACCTGGTTATGAAACGGATACAGGAAAGTTTAAAATAGGTAATGGCTCTACTGCCTGGACTTCTTTAAGTTATGCAACATCTACGAATTTAGATAGTTTAACTGATGTAGTAATAACAAGTGTTGCTAATGGTCAAACACTTCAGTACGATGGCTCTAACTGGGTTAATGCTGCTGCTGCTGCTGCTTATAATCCTGTTGAAGCAGCAGTTTTTAGTTAAAAATCTGATATAATTAACGATTAGGAGATAATATAATGGCAACATTCACTAAGAAGATTCTTTCAGGTAGCACAGACGGTAAAGCCGTCAAGGTTGCTGCTACTGCTACTGCTGGTACAACTATTCATACAGGTTCGTCTACAGCCACAACGATTGATGAGGTTTGGATTTATGCGGTAAACAGTTCTGCGTCATCGGTTAAGTTGACGATTGAGTGGGGCGAAGCAACTGCACCTGACGGAAACATTGAAGTAACAGTTCAACCTGAGGCTGGTCTTGTGACTGTAATTCCTGGTTTGCTTATCAAGGGTAATGCGACTGCGCTTGTTGTTAAAGCATTTGCGGCTACTGCAAACGTGATTTGTATTCACGGTTTCGTTAATCAGATTACGGTTTAACTATGCCGAACAGGCGTGAACTCGGATATGTGAGTGCTGGAAGCACAAGCACTATTGTTGCTACTTCAGGTTATGGTGTGGCGACTGGTGGCACTTTAACTTCAATAACTGTTGGCACTCAGGCTTATACGCTTCTAACTTTTTTGAGCGATAGCAGTCTTGTTGTTTCTACTGCTGGTTTGTTTGATGTTCTTCTGGTTGGTGGCGGTGGAGCATCAGGGTCGGCTCGTTCTAACTACGGGACATCAGGTGGTGGCGGCGCAGGCGGTCTGTTACAGCAAACCGTCTATCTCACAGCAGGCACTTACACGGTTGATGTTGGTGCTGGCGGTGCAGGTGGGGCAACTAATCATGTTGCTGCTCAAGGTTTGCCTTCAAGCATTACTGGTCTTAGTGCGCCTTTCGCAATTTTTGCTGGTGGCGGTGGTGCTGGTGCAAGTCCTTTTAACACGGCTGGCAGTGTTCAATCTACGGCTGGTGGTTCGTCAGGTGGCGCAAAAAATAACGGTGGTGCTCTTGCCGCAACAGTTTCGGGTTGCGGTTTTGCTGGCGGTTCAGGTGGCACATCAGGCACATACGATGGCGGTGGCGGAGGCGGTGGCGGTTCATCGGCTGTCGGGGCAAACGGGTCGGGTTCTACGGGTGGTGCTGGCGGTGCTGGGACAGACATCGCAACATTTCTTGGTTCAGGTTCGGCAACAGTAGTCGCTGGCGGTGGCGGTGGCGGTGGCACGACGGTTGGTGCAAACGGGACTGGCACAGGGTCATCAAATACGGGTGGTGGAGCATCAGGAAAATCGGCTGCAAGCAATGCTGACGGAACAGCAGGTTATTCAGGGCGTATTCATGTCAGGTTCAAAGTATGAGCAAGCAATATATTTTTCTTGCTGGTATGCCACGAGCAGGCTCAACCTTGCTAACCAGTATTCTTAACCAGAACCCAAACATTTTTGCTTCATCTAGTTCGCCTGTTTGTAACACCCTTTATTGGTCGCATCGTTTATGGCATGAACAGGTCGCTTTACAAGCCAACCCAAACCCGACAGCAGTTCAAGCGGTTCTTGGCTCAATCATTCCTTCGTTCTATTCAACACGACCTGAGCCAATTATTATTGACAAGGCTTTTAGTTGGGGCACACCCGACAACCTTGCGGTGCTGATTAACGCACTTGGTTATACACCAAAGTTCATTGTGATGGACAGACCAGTTGATGAAGTGTTGAACTCGTATCACAAACTTGTTCAAAAATCGCCACAGTTCGTTGGCAACATTAGTGACTTTATGGATTTAGGTGTTATGGCGCATCAAAACTTGTTGGCTCAAATACCTGAACAATGTTTTGTTGTTTCGTATGACCGTCTTTGCAACGACACAACGAATCTGCTTGCAGAGTTTTATGACTTTATTGGGCAACCAAACTACCAACACGACTTGTCGCACATTGTAAACACTTGCACCGATGATGACGGCGTGTGGGGTTTAACAGATATGCACAAAATTAGACCAACGATTGGAACTGTATGATTGCTCAATACTTTGCACAACTTGATGAAAACAATGTTGTCATAGCAGTCCATGTTGTCCAACGAGACTTCTTGGAAGCAAACCCTGAACGCTACACAGGCACTTGGGTTGAAACATTTTTTGAAACACCAAACAAAACTTACGCTGGTATCGGTTTTACATACGATGAAGCGACACAAGATTTTGTTGCACCACCAGTTATTGAGAGTGAGGTTTAGTTTATGGCTGCAAGGTTGATGGGTTATGTTTCGGCTTCAAACACACCGACAATCGTTGGACAATTTAGTAATACTTTGGCTGTTGATTATCTTGTTGTCGGCGGTGGCGGTGGCGGCGGCATAGGTTCGGCTGCAATTTGTGGCGGCGGTGGCGGTGGTGCAGGCGGTTTTGTTACTGGTTCAGCAATTCTCGGCAAGACTACTTATGTTGTCAAAGTTGGTGCTGGTGGTGTTGGCGGACCAGACGGTGATGATAACGGTCATAACGGGACAGCATCATCATTTATAGGTTCTGCCAATGGCGGTGGCGGTGGTGGTGGTCGTGTTGAAGCACCTGCTATCGGTGCGTCAGGCGGTGGCGGTGGCAGTGGTTTCTCGGGTGCTGTTGGCGTATCGGGTGAAGGCAACACAGGCGGAAGTACAAGCGGCGGTGGCGGTGGCGGCGGTGGTGGTGGTTCGGGTTCAGTAGGCGGCGCAGGCACATCAAACGGTGGTGCTGGCGGTAGCGCAACAGCGAACAGTTACACGGGTAGCAGTATTAGTTATTCAGGTGGCGGTGGTGGTGGTTCTGAATCAGGAACAGGCGGTGCAGGTGGCACAAACGCTGGAACAGGTGGAAGCAACACAGCCACACCCGCAACTTCTGCACCCAATAATCGTGGTGGCGGTGGCGGTGGCGGTGCAAGATTTTCCAGTGGAGTCAGAGAAGGTGGCTACGGCGGAAGCGGTCAAGTAGTTATCCGATATCTAACAGCAGATGCAACAGGTTTAACAATTACTACAACAGGTTCACCGACTACAGGATTTGATGGTTCATATTCTTTTATTCAATACACGGCTTCAGGAACATTGGTGATTGCATAATGGCACATTTCGCAAAAATACAGGACACAAAAGTTGTTGAAATAATTGTTGTGCATAACAACGATGCACCTACTGAGGCTGATGGTCAAGCGTTTATTGCATCTATCGGTTTTGACGGTGTGTGGGTTCAAACTTCTTACAACAATAACGAAGTTGAAGGCGCATCTCGTGGCAAATATGCTGGCATCGGCGATACTTGGAATGGCACAAACTTTATCGCACCTGTTAAGCCGTAGATGTGGGTCGTTATCTAACTGGTGTTGATGTATCCCAATATCAAGGGAACATTAACTGGCAAAAAGTTACAGAAGCAAAAATAGACTTTGCTCACATCCGTTCAAATGTTGGGTTAAAAGCCGACACACTATTAGCAGACAACTGCACCAAAGTTGGTGTGCCTTTCGGATTGTATGTTTACATTAAACCCGAAGAAGATGTGGTTGCACAGATGCGAATGATGCTTGACAACCATAAAAAATATAAAGCAACACTAATTCCGCAGATAGACATGGAACATGACGGCGGCAAAAAACCTAAAGAACTAAAAGATATTGTCCGAACCTGTATCAAAATGGCTACAGACGAACTCGGCAAACCGCCAGCAATTTACACCTACCCTTCTTTTTGGAATGCTCATGTGACGATAGCAAAAAACATTGACCATTGCCCGTTGTGGGTTGCAAGATATGTTTATTATTCGGCAGAAGAATTCAAAGCAAACCCTGTTCCGAAAGATGTTTCGTTATGGGCTGAGTATGCGTTCAATTCAAAGAAAACTCCTGCAACAGTTAAGGGTTGGAAAGATTGGGATGTTTGGCAGTTTGCGGGCAACCACGATAACGCTGGTCGCAGGTTCGGTATGGAGTCGGCACACTTGGATTTGAACATTATGAAAGAGGAATCATTTACTAGATTTGTGTTATGAAGCATTAACTAGGTGGCTGATACCGCTACCGTAAGCGAGTTGTTTTTCATCAACAGATTGTGAGATAATGATTAAATGGCTGACTCAGGTAAATATAACCCTAGGGCACGTGGATTACCCAAAAACAGACCTTCCATTGCTGAACGGATGGCTGAGTTTAATCGCGAACAAGACGAAAAATCCGCAGTAAAAGAACGAGAACTACAAACACAAAGAATCACTGGTGGTGCCAAAGTTGATGCACAAGGCAACGTTATTGTTGAGGACGATAGACCAGTTCAAGACATAAATGCGGCTTTGTTTAGTGCTGTAAGGGTTGCACAAATTGCAAACAAACCAGACAACCCTGATAACTACGGTCAAGGTCCAGCAGGTAGTACAAGGTTATGTTCACATAAGTTTATCCTTGACCAACCTATGTTTAGTTTGTACGGAATGAAAATGGGTTACATCTTAGTTAGGTTTCACAAAAATGGAAATAGAGGACCTGATTGGGTTTACGGACCAGTTTCAATGGAAGTTTATCAAGCGTTTGCTGCAAGCAGTTCAAAAGGCAAATTTATTAACACAACGTTAAACGGATATGGTTACAGGCCAGCAAGTGAAACCCCGTACGCCAGCGATTTTAATGACTTTGCAGGAAACAGTGGAACGGACAGCGCTGGCATTAGACTGTAAGGTATGAGAAAGTTATTTGGATATTTGGCGTTATGGTCTTTTGTAGTGTCCGTAATATATAGCATATACGCTATATTTGCTAAACAAAATCTATTGTTTTTATCATTGCCTATTGCGGTATTTTTGGGAGTCTACTTATTTAAAGGAACTCTTAATCTTGTTCTAGGGCTTGGTTTCATCTATTGGGTTTTAAGAGATACACACAAGGGATTTTCAATGTCTTTGGGCATTATGAGAGAAACAAACTATCCTTGGAGAACAGGCAACGGTATACAAATTGGTATCTGTAAATATGTATTTCAAATAGGGTTTTGTAAACGTAATAATGCAATTGATGAAATGAACGGTTTATTGAACGCTTTAAAAGGTAGAGAACTTCACCATAAACCAAAGGAGATTAGAGAATGGCGTTAAATCTTTGGAAAAAGGTGACTAATCAAAAATTGCCATCTACTCGTGTTTCACGAATGGACTTACAATCTTTATTAAATTGGTATGAAACCACGTTAATGGATTTAGGTGCAACGTTTGATAAATATCGCTATCACGGGAAAGATTTTGAAACAGTAGATGAACTGCTTGAAATACTTACCAATATTCACTTAGAACTAGGTAAACGTGGAAAATGAAATTGAAGACCTGTCAAGCGTTCTTGATATTGAAGAATTAGCACCAGAGTTAGATGAAGCGTCAACAGAGTTTGTTGACCACCTTGTTAAAAAACTGCTTATATTTACTGAAGAGTTTTGCGATATTGAATTTTTTCCATATCAAGTGCCCATTGCGTATCGTTTAATTGAATCCATTGTTTTAGGAGACGGTGATGAGGTAACTGTTATTGGTTGTCGTCAGTCTGGAAAATCAGAAGTCTTGTCTGGAGTAATGGCGGCAATGATGGTTATTTTGCCAAAGTTGGCTCCCGTGTATCCAACATGGTTAGATAAGTTTGAAAAGGGTTTTTGGTGTGGTGTTTTTGCCCCTACAGAAGACCAAGCAGATACTGTTTTTAGTCGTATCGTTACCAAATTAACCAATGAACACGCTCTTGACATTCTACTTGACCCAGAAATTGATGATAAAGCGGGAACTGGTGGAGCACGTGGAAAAGGAAAAATAATCACATTAAAGAACTCAGGGTCTCTTTGTCGTATGCAAACATGTAACCCTAAAGCCAAAATTGAATCTAAGACATATCATTTTGTGTTAATTGACGAATCGCAAGAAGCCGATGAATACATGGTTACTAAATCCATTAAACCCATGCTTGCGTTTAACAACGGAACTATTTGTTTAACAGGAACCGCCTCTAGAACTAAATCATATTTTTATAAAATGATTCAATTTAATAAACGTCGTAATGTTAACGGTGGACGTCGCCACAGACCAGCCCATTTTGAATATGATTGGCGCTCAGCATCTAAGTACAACTCCAATTATGGAAAGTTTATTGCTAAAGAAAAAGTAAGAATTGGGGAAGATTCTGACGAGTTTCAAATGTCTTACTGCAACAAATGGATTCTTGAAAAAGGTATGTTTGTATCCGAAGAACGAATGACTCGGTTATTTGACCAAAGTATGCCCTTAGTTAAAGAATGGTGGAGAACCCCTGTTGTCGCAGGAATAGACGTTGCGCGTTCTAATGATTCTACGGTTGTTACGGTTGTGTGGGTTGATTGGGACCACCCAGATGCTTTTGGTTTTTATGAACATAGAATTCTTAATTGGCTTGAAATAAACAATCAAGAATGGGAACAACAGTATTTTGAAATTGTTGATTTTTTACGACATTATTCTGTAATACGTGTTGGTGTAGATTCACAAGGAGTTGGTGGAGCAGTTGCTGAACGTTTACAACTATTATTATCAGATATAGAAGTAATAGCAATGTCATCTGATTCTAAAGCCCAACATGAACGTTGGGTTCACTTGACAGAGTTAATCCAAAGAGACCAGTTAGTAATACCTGCTCATTCTAAAGCACGTCGTAGTAGACCATGGAAAAGGTTTAATCAACAAATGTCAGACCTTGAAAAAGTGTACAAAGGTCCATATCTTCTTGCGGCTGCTCCTAACGAAAAAGGCGCTTTTGATGACTATCCAGACTCTCTTGCTCTTGCTTGTGCAATGACGGTTCACGACACAATGCCAGAGGTACAAGTAGGCATGTCGCCATTCTTTCGGTAATAACTCTTAAAAAATGGTAAAGTATATGGTAGCAACATCCACTTTTGGAGGATTATAAAATGCAAGACCAAACAATGAATATGTCAGTCGCTCCTGGTAACCCATACCAAGAAACAGGTCGTGGGGAAATTGGGTTTGAGCGCACTATGGCTCCAGCCATCCCAGGCAACAAAGGACCTCTTCGTTTTGAAGAAGGCGTTGCCACTGACACTGACGTTCCAAACGATTTTTCAGTTGGTGCTTACTTTGACACCGCACCATCGCCAATGCGACAAAACCACAACAACCCAGAGATGTTCTACAAGCATCCTGAAGACACCATGCGCGAGCGTGCACACGTAGGTTCGGCTTCGTGGGTTGAAGCACCAGCATTACTTAGCGACTTTGTTACTGGCGCTATGTCTGGAGACGGAATGCCTACATTTGAAATGGAATATAACTCGGGCGGTTACACAAAGCGTCCAAACCCAACAGTAGTATCCGATTAATTAAAACTTAATACTAACTGTGGCTAGTAGCGGTAGTTCGCCAAGCGGTAGAAGCAGGGACCCTAGAAAAGTAATTATTCCGCTAACCACTTCTTTATCTGGTATTCCCATTGCCAGTTCTTATCAAGGAGGTGGTTTATACGACTTTTCAGCAATGAAAAGAGCCAGATGGTCAGAATTTTACGGAACACAACATTCGCAAAAAAACTTGGGTTATGACTATAACTTTAAAAATCGTTTTGTATCTAGCGATTCTGGACGCCGCATTGGGTTCATTGGAAACGTAGGTGGTTACCAAACTGCTCGTCGCGAGTCAAGTAGTGCAAAAGTTGTACAAGAACCAACTGATGTTTTTAAACCACATAAAGCATTTACTAAAATTAAAGGCGCTGGAGTAAGCCCAAGAATTCGTTTTATTGACACTGCTCGCATGAGAAGTCGGGCACAAAACCTATACAACAAGTCTAATCCAGCAAATGTTAATGAGTTAGACATTCAACGACGTATGGACTATGAAGAGACTAAAAAACTTCGTGGAGATATGTTTGGTTCAAAAGACCGCGGCAGTTCGTTTGGAAGACTGTGATGGATTCAAGTTTTTGGACCGCAGTAGTACTTACGTTAATACCTGTAGTTGGCGGAGGCGTTGGTTATTTAATAAAGTTTATAATTGATTTTAGAATTGAAAATAGAAGCGACCACGACATAGTTATGGAAGCAATTAAAGGCTTAAAGACAGACGTTAAAGATGTTAAAGACGATTTACACGAACATGTTTCATGGCATCTACGGAGAGTTAAAAAATGAAGAAAGATTTGATTTTTAACGTTATACTTAGAATTCTTGCAACGTTTGCTGCTTCTGGTTTGGGAGTAATTGGAGCAGGAGCAATTGCTGGCGTTCCACTGTGGAAAGCCTGTTTTATGGCTGGTATTGCTGGTGTAGCGTTTGTTATTGAGGGTTTATCTCGTTCATTCTTAGATGATGGTAAACTTACACTTTCTGAAATCAATGACGTCTTTAATAAAGTAGACGGAAAAGATTCAACAGTAGTAGAAAAACCAACAAAACCAAAGGTTAAATAATGAGCAAAGTTGCTTGGGATTATATTGTTCCTATTGTTATGCCTAAAGACTTAAAAGGAGTTGAACCTGGAAAACTACCCGAATCACTACTCAGAGCAATCCCAAGTGGAGGAAAACTCCATTGGCGAGCAGCCGACGCATGGAACGCAATGGTCGCCAAAGCCAAAGCCGACGGACTTGAACTCAAACCCACCTCATCAGGCGACCTCTATCGCACTTACGAGTCGCAATTGGAGGGCTTTAAACAGCGCTACGTTTTGGAACCAATTGCAGGAACCAGCACAAAATCATTTGAAGGAAAAACCTGGTATCTAAAAAAAGGTAAGGCAATGCTTGCCACTCCAGGGAAATCAAACCATAACCTCGGTATCGCCGTTGACGTGCATTCAGCAGGCGAACCAAAGCGCCTCAATTGGTTGATTGCCAATGTTAAAGATTTTGGATTTTCATGGGAAGTGGTTCCGAGCGAACCCTGGCATTTGCGCTTGGTTACTGGTGATAACCCAACCCCAGCCGTTGTCGCCTTCACTGGAGGCACCTCTGCGCCCGTAAGCACTCCAGTAGTTAATCTTGCTGTAGCGCCTCCTAGCGCCGCACACAAAGACGCTGATAGGGCACTCCAGCAAGCACTTAAAGACAAAGGTTTCTACGATGGTCCTATTGATGGCTATATTGGACCAAAAACCAAAGAAGCCTTAAAAGCATTTAAAGTTAAAAATGGACTTAACGCCGATTCTGTAGTTGGTCCAAAAGTGAAAGAACTTTTAAATTTAAAATAAGTTTGCAAAAAGTTGACATGTTTACGGGCAGCCATTACACTAAATTGTAATGGTAGTTAAGTGGCTACAAACTGGAGCACAAATTGGACAACACAGCATTAATTAATGATTTACTAAATCCAACAAAAGAAATAAATCAACAAAAGTGTAAGGTAGGTCGTATCCTTGATACGTTTACTGATGAAACTTTAGAAGCAATGAGTAAGTCAATTGAGTTAATTCGCACTACTCAATATCAAGGTAAAAACAAAACATATAGTAGTGTATGGTTATCTAAGGTTCTTCGTAAAAATGGTTATCCAATAAGTCCAAGTACTATACAACGACACGTTAACAAGGAGTGCTCCTGTGAACAACCTGCTCAATGATTTAAATCAACCACCTAAAAATACTAAAGTTCTTGGTAAGTTACTTGAGTTATTGGAACGAAAAAACATAGACATTGAAGATATTGGAGACGTAAAACGTGTTTCTATATATCAGTCTCTAACTAAAAACGAAGATGGCGAGGCAGAAGTTCACGACCTTGCTGCAATTCAATTTTCTCCTGCTTGGGAAAGTGGTCCTAAATGGCCTGTTGTTCAACAAGGACCAGCAATCAAACTAGTTCCTAAAAAACCAATTCTCAAAACTAAGAGTAAATATAAAAAATGCGTAATAGTTCCAGACGCTCAAATTGGTTATTACAGGGGACGAGACGGACAACTTGAACCAACACATGATGAAAAAGCAATGCAAATTGCAATTGAACTAATAAAAGAAGTAAAGCCACAAACAGTTGTATGCGTTGGTGACAACTTAGATTTTCCTGAACTAGGTAAGTATTTAACTACTCCTGCATATCAACAAACTACTCAAGCGGCTATTGACCGTGCGACTAAGTTTTGTGCAGAACTTCGTGACGCTGCACCATCGGCAAAGATTATATGGCTTGCTGGTAATCACGAAGAGCGAATGCCAAAGTATCTACTTATGAATGCAACTGCAGCATATGGATTGAGAAAAGGAAACACTCCTGAATCTTGGCCAGTTTTAACGGTTCCATATCTTTGCCGAATGGAAGATTTTAAAGTTGAATACCGACCAGGTTATCCAGCATCTGATTTTTGGATAAATGAAAAACTTCGTGTTATTCACGGAGACAGAGTTAAATCAGGTGGCTCTACTGCAAACGTATATTTAAATCAAGAAAAAACATCTGTGGTTTATGGACACATTCACCGAATTGAAACTGCGTTTAAGACTAGGGAGGATTTTGATGGTCCTCGCACAATCATGGCAGCGTCTCCTGGTTGTCTTGCTAGGATTGATGGTGCGGTTCCATCTACTAGAGGCGGTGTAGACCTTGATGGACGACCACTTGTTAGGTACGAAAACTGGCAGCAAGGAATGGCAGTTGTTACTTATGAAGATAAGGGTGACCACAAGTTTTCATATGAAGTTATGCCAATCTATAACGGTTGGGCTATTTATCAAGATAAAGAATTTGTTGTTAAATAAGCATGACTACTATTATTGGAATTCAAGGAGATGGTTTTGCGGTTATTTGTGCAGATTCCCGTGTATCTACTTTTGGTGACAACTTTTCTCAAATAGGAACGCTTAGAGAAGGTTCTAGTAAAGTGTCTCAAAACGGAAAATACCTTATAGGTGCGGCTGGGGATGTTCGTGCAATTAACATTCTTCAGCATGTTTTTCAACCACCTACGCCTCCAATAAATGCTAATAAAAAAACATTAGACCAGTTTTTTACCGTTAAGTTTATTCCAGCATTACGAGAGTGCTTTGAGACGCAAGGATACGCTGTACCTGAAAAAGAAGACAAAGAACACATCGCAGAACAAGGTTCATCAGTTATAGTTGCTGTTAATAGCAATATATATGTTGTTGAAAGCGATTATTCATGGTCCTCTGAATCTACTGGATTATATGCTTTGGGTTCAGGTTCTTCATATGCTTTAGGAGCATTGCAAGTATTAGTTCGTAACAAAAAAGTAAACAGTCAGTTAGCAAGAAACTATGCTCTTCGCGCTTTGGCTATCGCTTCAAAATATGACCCCAACACTGGTTCTCCATATCATTCATTTGTACAGGGAGAAAAGGTAAGCGCTAAACGACGTAAAAAGGTATAATTAAACCACAACCAATCAAGGAGATTAAGTATGTCTAAGAAAATTAACGTGTCTGATATTAAAGATGTTGCAACTAAAGGTGGGGCAGTTGGTGTTGTTTCATACCTCATGTCAACATGGGAAGTTGACCCTGCTCTTAACATTGTAATTTTACCTGCTATTCTGTATGTACTAAACGTACTTAGCACTAAAATTGGAGACCCTCAAATTGCTAACTTCTTTATTAAACAAAGTAAAGTTGTTGAGGCTGCAGTACAAGAAACAGTCGCACGACCAACTTCAGTTGCTAAAATCCCTGCAGTTAAGAAAGCCACTCCAAAGAATAAAAAGAAGTAAGTTACTAAATGGCAATTGACTTTTGGTCACCCTCTTATCGCGCTGCTGCTAGTGACTTAACAGTTGCTATTAGCCCTTTAGGGCTTGTAGAGTTAGCCGACGAAGAATTTGAAGTCCATGGTCCGCGTCTAAACAGGTACTCATCTGCTTGGGCGTGGTACTTAGGACACCATTGGTCATATCGCCGTGAGATGGGTGAATCTCAATTTTACATGAACTATGTCCGAACAATGTCGGACTATATTACAAACTTTTGTTTTGGTAAAGGGATTCAATTTAAAGTTCCAGAACAAAACAACGCTATCATTCCTCACCTTTTAGATGATGTGTGGAATACTCACAATAACAAACATAAAGTTTTGTGGGAAATGGGACAACTGGCTGGAGTTACAGGAGATTGTTTTGTAAAGGTAGCCTTTGAAGAACCTTTTGTAGACTCCGTTGGCGTTCCGCATGAAGGTCGTATTAGGGTTATTCCACTTAATCCAGCACATTGTTTTCCTGAGTATCATCCACATGACCGTGACCGCATTATTAGATTTAAACTTAAATATCGTTTTTGGGGAACTTCGGCTGAAGGAACTCGTCAAGTTTATACGTTTACGGAAATACTAACTGATGAAAATGTTCAACAGTTTATTAATGATGAGTTAATTGACGAATATCCAAATGCAATTGGAAGTGTTCCAATTGTGCATATTACTAACGTAAGTATTTCATCCTCTCCTTGGGGTCAGTCTGATATTTGGGATATTATTCCACTAAATCGTGAACTTAATGAAAAAATGACTGAAGTATCAGACATCATTAACTACCACGCAGCACCCGTAACTATCATTACTGGGGCAAAAGCCAGTCAATTAGAACGAGGTCCTAAAAAGGTGTGGGCTGGTCTTCCAAAAGATGCGAACGTTTTTAACCTTGAATCTCGCGGTGAGATGTCTGGTGCTTTAGAATATATTCAGTTTATTAAAAGAACAATGCATGAAATTACAGGCATTCCTGAAGCAGCATTAGGACAATTTCAACCAGTTTCAAACACTTCTGGCGTTGCTTTGGCTATTCAATATCAGCCTTTAATGAACCGTTACGCAATGAAAAAGATACATTTTTCAAAAGGTCTTGAGCGAATTAACGAACTTGTCATTCGTACTGCGGCTATGTTCAAACCAGAAATGTTAATTTATAACCCTCAAAAAGCGGCTAAACCAGAGAGGGATAACTTACTAGAACTTGACCCTCTTGACCCTGTTACCTACAAAACAACATGTCATTGGCCTGACCCACTGCCCGTAGATGTTCTTATTAAACTCAATGAGGTTCAAGCAAAGATGTCGTTGGGCTTAGAGTCTAAGCGTGGCGCCTTGCGTACTTTGGGTGAAGAGTTCCCGAACGAAAAGATGGAAGAAATCTTTGAAGAACTCATGGATGACGCTATTGACCAAGGTGCTTTAACCATGCTTACTTCTCAAATACAGTCCGCAATTATGTTGGCAACAGGTATGTTGCCTAATAATGAAGGTCCTGTTCCTGCGTCGGCTGGGGGGTCTGACGTATCAACAGCAGGAAATTCTCAAGGTTCTATGCCTGGAACGGCTGTAAACCCTGTAGAATCAGACCTGATGAATCAATTGGTTAGTAAGGCTTATGGTGCTAGGTTCGCCCAGCGTCGTAATCCAGATGCAGAATAAACTGTTTATTACTTAAGTCAATATAAGCCCAACTAGAGAGGTATTACCTATGGCAAAGCAAGAAGAAGACGCCGTAACAATTATGGCAGAAGCAACAGCAGCAATGTTAGACGAGTCATCTAAAGTTACAGGTCAAAAAAACAAAACTTTTACTGAAGATGACGTTGAAGGCATCCGTAAACAAGAAAAAGACAAGATGTACAAACGTCTTGAGGAGTCGGATACCCGAACAAAAGTTCTTGAGGAACAGTTAAAAATCATCTCTGGAGAGCGCGAAGCGTCTATTAAAAAAGCCGAGGAAGCCTCTGCCAAAGAAGAAGCCATTCGCAAACAACGTGAGTTTGAAGAATTGAGCGCAAAAGAACTGCTTTTGAAACAAGAGACAGAGTTTACAAAGAAAATTAATGACGTTGAAAACGAGTGGAAAGGCCGTTTAGAAGAAATTGAACGTGACCGTCAGGCTCAGGCAGCCCTTTTGGAAAAAGAACGACGCCACCAAGAACTTCAAAACTATATTTCTCGTCGTATGCAAGAGGAGCAAGAGTACATTATTCCACAACTCCTGCCTTTAATTAGCGGTTCTTCGGAAGAAGAAATTGAGTTGCAAATTAACAAGTACAAAGATGCAAGTTCTGCTATTCTAGAAAATGTCCAAAGAGTGAATGCGGAATCCCAAACTCGCTTTAAGGCAGTAGGTGTCACAGCACCTCCTGTTGGACCAATGGAAACTCAGATGGAACAGCAAACGTTATCTGCGGAGGATATCCGCAACATGTCAATGGAACAGTATCAAAAAATGCGTGAGAAACTTTTAAACGCACGTTCTTCAAAGGGTCGTTTTTAACGAACTTTTAAAGAACTGTAAATTAACCACAACAATCTAACAAAGGAATTTTTTATATGGCATATCCAGGTCCAGTAGGTGGTGCAGTCACAGGCGCAAATCTTGGTTCAATTACCACGACAGGCTACTCAAGTGATGCAACACTTTCACCAGCAATTCAAGAGATTTGGTCAAAAGAGATTTTGTTCCAAGCAATGCCTGTTCTTCGTTTTGAACAGTTCGCAGTAAAGAAGACAGAACTTGGTGTAATGCCTGGTTTGACAGTTAACTTTATGCGTTACACCAACCTTACAACTGACGACTACGCAGGCGCAGAATTGGTTGAAGGCGTTCGCATGGAACCAAGTGCTCTTTCGGCAAGTCAGATTCAAATCACCGTAAAGGAACAAGGCAAGTCAGTTGCTGTCACCGAGTTGTTGCTTAACGCAGCCTTTGATGACGTAATGGCATCAGCCTCACGTCTCCTTGGTCGTCACATGGCACAATCCATGGACATTCAAGCACGTAACACGCTTTACAGCGCTGGTGTTCCATTTGCTGGAGGTGCTGCAGTTGCTCCAAGCGTAGTGTTTGGTCGCAACACCAATGGTTCAACACGTGGTTCAATTGCTCCTTACGAGTACTCATCGGCTGGGTCGGCTTCGGCTCCAGGTTACCTTTCACCTGCAACAGTTAAAGATGCAGTTGAAGTACTTGCTGGTCAAAACATCCCACGTCTTGGCGACACATACGTGTGCTTCGTTCACCCATCACAAAGCCGTTCGCTTCGTGACTGGCCTGAATTTATTGAAGTCACTAAGTACGCTGCTCCAGGAAACTTCATGCTTGGTGAAATTGGTCGTATCTACGACGTAGTATTCATTGAGACAACTCAAGTGCTTCAAGGTCAGGCAACAACAGATGTTGTTGACCTTAGCCCAGGAGTTGCAGGTAACCTAGACCCAATTAGCACATCGTACAACGCAATGATGATTGGTGATAACGCCTTTGGTCAAGCGATTGCATTGCCAGTAGAACTGCGAGACGGTGGAGTCATTGACTTTGGTCGTGAGCATGGTCTTGCTTGGTACGCAATTTGGGGCTTTGGTGTAATTACACACGAGTCACGAGTGCTTATCAACACAAAGGGTGGCGCAATCGGCGCTTCCTGATAATCGCAAGTAATTAGTTAAAGGGCCAGTGGGGTTTACCTACTGGCCCTTTATACTTATAAGTGTCCAACTATAAGGAGAAAACATGGTACGTAAAACACAACAATTTGCTGAAGCAGTTGAAAATACTGAAACTGAAATTGCAATTCCTGTTCCTGCAGAGGGAAGTAATTTAATTCAAGCCCGTGTCAAAGGAACTTGGAAAATGTACTATGGTCAAGAAGTGTATAATTTTGTAGATGGAAAACGATACAACCTCTCAAAAGATATGTATGACTACTTGCGTAAGAGTGGAAATATTTACGACACATTGTAAAGGATACTAATGGCGGGTTTTACAATCCCCAATGCACCAGATACCGATAAATCAACACTGGACCAATCAGAGCCAGACCGCGTTGATTTTGAGATTCTAGGTAATCGCAGAAAAGGCGTTGTTTCTGGTGCTGCAGTAACTGTAGTTTCTGGCAACGTTGTTGCCGTTGCTTCTGGAAGCATTGCGTATGAGGGAACTGATTATTCTCTTTCTTCTAATGGTTCATACTCACTATCAAGCGCTCCTTCTTCTGGAAACCGTTTTGATTTGGTTGTGGCTCGGTATGCAACTTCTGCAGTAACTATTCAAACAATTACAGGAACTGTTAGTTCTACAAACCCAGTGTTTCCAGCACTACCTGCTGCCGATATAGTTCTTGCGGCAGTTTTGCGTCGTGCTAATGAATCAATTGTTGCAAATGACATTATTGACAAACGGGCTTTTTGTTTAGCATCTACTCCATCAACTATTACTTTAGGCACAAATACAACTGGTGATTATGTAGCGTCACTTGTTGCTGGAACTGGTATTACATTAACTAATAATAGCGGTGAAGGTGCTACACCTACAATTGAAGTAAGCAGTGTTCCATTATCTGGTGATGATGACCAAATCGTTCTTGGCACTCAAGTATTTGGTTAACGGTCATAATGACCGAAAGAATAATCCCTAAACCTACTGGAACGGTACAAGACGCAACTCGTATTCGCAGAATGATGGTCCAT